CTATCCACCCAGGTCCTTGGCCAAACGCTCTTCCACGATTTCAACAATGGCGCGCTCGTCCTTGGTCGAAAGTCCTAGCCACTTTCTGGCGGGTATGTTGCCCCAAGGGATCGGCGCGCCCCGTTTGGTTGTGCCAAACTGACCTCGTCTGGCGCCGTTCTGCATAACGGCAGCATATTTCAATCGAGAACCAACCACCACGCCATCTCTGCTGACGAAGCTATCAATCTGGACACGCAAGAGGCCGCCATGGCCCCAAAGCGGCTTGTATAGCCGACCGTAGCCCAACCTGCGATACCTCTCCAGAGTGGCCGGGCTCTTTGCGGCCCAAGCCTTACCTTCGGGGTCCTTCCCATCAATGAACCGTTGACGGTGAGCCGCGACCAGATACTCGCCGATTGAAGAATAGATCGGCCGCATGTCTTCTAGCGATTGGATCGCTTTACGGATCACTCTGCGCGTGTCCTCAGTATCGAGCTCGATTGTCAACATGGTTCCTGTCGCATTCTATTGAGGAGCTTTGTCACTCCGGTTTCGGTCATGCCGTGATGCCGCGCGATCCGCGCCCGGCTCCACGGCCCCTTCAAGCATGCTCCTGACGATCATCCGGTAAGGCCAAGAACGCCTTTGCGGATGGCGGCTACGCGCTCGGCAGAGAGGCCTGCTTCGGCGACGATTTTCTCGACGACCGAGGCGGTATCAACCTGTGCGCGGTCGGCCTCGCGCTCTGCCTCTTCCCGCTCGACGGCCAACTGCTCCCGCAGGTCCTTGTCGCCGCGGCGCTTACCTTCCGCCACATTGTTGGTCGTCGCGGTCAGGCGCTGAAGGGTGAGGCTGGCATTGGCCAGCAGCTTTGGATCGGGCGCCTCTTCGTCCATGATCATTTCGATCATCCGGACTTTGACCAGCTCGATCGCTGCCAGCGTCGTGTCGTCCCGCTCACCCTTGGGTAGCCGCTCCAGGACTGCGCTCGTTGCCGCTCGCGCGGCGTCGAGCTTGTGCGCATGGATCGCGAGGCGCACGGAGTAGCGGCTGAAGGTGCCAACGCTGATCGGCGGGATGCCCTGATCTGCAAGCATTGCGTTCATCCGGCGCAGGATTTCCACTTGCGGCATGCGCCGCGCGCGCAGTTCGTTGTGGGCCCAGATCAGCGCCTCTTCGGCGGTGTCGGGCAGCATGTCCATCGTTGACAGCCGCCCGCGCCCGCGATGCGATCTCCGTGAAGTTTCAACCTTGCCCTTGGCCATGTCAGTTCGCCTCTTCAATGCAGTTGGCCAGGAGCGTGGCGGCTTCCTCTATCTTGCGGGTTTCGATCGCCAGGCGCACGGAATGACGGCTGAAGGCCCCTTTACTGATTGCCTTGATGCCCTTCGCCGCCAGCCTGGTGTTCAGCTGCTGAAGAATTTCCGTTTGCGTCAACCGGCGATGGCGTAGCTCGGCATTCGTCCACATGACATCATCGCGGCAGCATGCAGGCAGCATATCGATGGATGAAAGCATGCCGCGACCGGCGCGGCGCGCCCGGCGCCTGGAGCCTTCAATGGAGTGGTCCGCAACCATCGCTCAAATCCTATCCATGGGGCGCGAGACCCCGGAAAGCATCGATCGACCCTCAACATGATCGCGGCCCGCCTGGGCCAGCGTTGCGACGATCACGCCCCCTACTCCCGGCAGCACGATCGCGCGCGTCCTGATTGCGCCGAGGGCGGCCAGGAAGTGGAGTTGCGTTTCCACCCATTCAACCGGTCGCCGCACACCCATCGAATAGATCAGACGGCAGAGGGTCCGGCTGTTGACAGTGGCATCAACATGCCGCGCCAGCTCAGCCAGGATGACAAGCCGCGCATCGGCGCAGAATTGGGCGTCGAGATCGGTCATTACCGCAACTCACAAGCGAGAAAGGCGCCTTGGCCGAAAACGCGCTGGGGCGTATGCGCTTCGCTGGAGCGCGCATCGATCTGCCGGGCCGATACCCGGTTCGTCCAGGGCGCCGGGATCAAGGGACGGGCTCCACCTGCGGCCCCACCGGTTCAGGCGATCCATCCTTCGACGGCTGCGCCTGGAGGAAGAAGCGCCGGGGCAGCCCCATTGCAAGGCTCACCTGCTCGACCTGGAAAAGGGCGTCAGCCGCAAGCATGGTGAAATCGTCCAGCGCGAGCTGGCGGACCTGCTCGACCGTGATGTCGCAAAGGGCGGCAATCACATTCTCCGCCAGCGCGAACGGCTGGCCGTTGAAGCGGTCAAGCAAGGGCAATTCGGCGCGGCCGAAGGTTCGCATACCGAAGCCGCCGACTTCCACCAGACGGCCTTCATGCTCGATCACGAGCGGCTCTGACAGGCTGAAGATCGCCTGTTCGCCAGGAGCGGAAAGCGGGGATCGCGGCAGGCTCGCGGGAGCGGCGGCGACAGCGGACTGGGGAGCGGTGCTAGCCATGGGCACATGGCTAGCAGCGGGCGGGGCCTCATACGCCCTGACGCAGGTCAGGGGGTGTTAATCGTTCCGGTCGCGTCCGGCGCTGCCCGATGTATCGTGATCCGCGAGCCGGATAATGCGCTCGGCTGAGCGCTGCTCCTCGATATCGGTGTGAATTTCGTGCAGCAGATCAGCCAGAGTGCGATGCGGGACGCCGTATTCCAGGGCAATGCGCGCCAGGATGTCCAAGACGGAATTGTCCGGCTGATAGGGGCATGCTTCCAGCCAGATCGTGAGCAGCTCCTTCTCATCCTCGCGGCGCTTTCGCGCGCAGGCGAAGTCGGCGGCGCGCAGCTGGGAAAGGCGCTGCGGATCATTTGCCGCCTGGAGCAAGGCTTGGGCCCGGTCGATGAGGTCGGCCGGCAGGCCCGGCGCGTCGAACTTGATAATATTCGATAAGGTGGACTTCGCCTTTTTGATCACCCGGGCTTCGGCCTGCTCTTGAGTTTCCTCAGGCATGCGGAAGCGCGCAGGTTCAATCAGCTCTCGCTCGATATCGGCGAGATCGTCTCTCACCATGGTGTGTTCGGCAATGGCGACGTCGGGGAGGCGCTTGCCGGTCAGGATGAAAACTGCGTCTGCGCCTCGCTGCGCAAAAGCCAGGAGTGCCTGTGAATTTGGGGACGCGGTGTCCTTTTCCCACTTCACCAAAGCACCTTTTGTGACCCCCGCCAGCGCTGCAAAAGCCGGCTGGCTTAGGCCCAAACGCAGCCGTTCTTCTCGCAACCTCGATCCGACGCTCATTTTTGTTCACCCATGGGGTTGCACCGTGCACTAGAGTTTACTATCGTTCATTACAGTGAATGATTGGAGACGATAGTATGCTACTCGCTTCTAATCCCCAAGCGATTCGAGATGCCTTAGCTCGAATGGGTAAATCGCACAGCGATGTTGCTCGGGAATTGGGCGTCGATCGCGCGGTTGTGCGGGGTGTCCTTTACGGCAGCCTCAAGGGCGTTCGAGGCGATGCGCACAAGGTTGCCGTTGCCCTTGGCATGAAGGATGGCCTTATCGTCGACGAGGCAACTTCGATCGCGGACGCAATCAAGGCGGCGATCGCGGCATGACGGCGCCACGGCCAACACTCGCCGCAAGGCAGCGCTGGCCATTCTGTCTCGCGACGATTGGCCGAACGCCCGGGCGGCGCTGGTTTCGGCGGGCATAGTGGACAGCACCGGCAACCGCGCGAAGCCCGAGGCAAAATTTCAGGCAATCTGGAGCGGCATGAGCCCTTTGCAAAAGCGGAGCCACTTCGTTTCGATGGCGCGCGACATTCCCCATTCATTCGTCCGGCAGGTCATTGACGAGCTGAGGACGCTGCTGCCGTGACAAACCGCTCCGCCTTCAGCTGGTTTTCCCTGTCCGAATTGGCGGAGATGGGCCTTCCCGGCCTGCCCCAGTGCAAGCGCGCCATGCATGCGCTTGCCGTTGCCAATGGCTGGGCAGAGCAGGCCGACGCCGAAGGCATTCCGCTATCCCGGCGACGGCGCGGCCGAGGGGGCGGCACCGAATACCATGCAAGCGTCTTGCCGCTTCCGGCCCAGGAGGCGCTGGCCGCGCGCTGCAAGGAAGAGAAGTTCACGCCGGTCGCGGCAAACGATACGGGCAACAGCGAAACCGAACTGTGGGAGTGGTTCGACCGGCAAAGCAGCTCGGTCAAGGAAAAGGCGAAGCAGCGCCTGGCCATTCTGACCGAGATCGAAACGCTGATCGATGGTGATTGGGGCCGCACCGAAGCCACGCGGGTTGTCGCCCGCAAGCACGGCGTGTCGGTCCGCGCCATTGCCGATTGGCGGACCAGCCTGGAAGAAGTGCCCCGGCACGGCTGGCTGCCGCGCCTTGCCCCGCGGTACAAGGGCGGCGGCAAAGAGGCCGAGATTGACCCTGAACTGTGGCAAATCCTGATCAGCGACTGTAGACCGTGAAATCGCGGCGCACAACGCGCGCCAGGGGCGAGCAACCGAGACGGCCAAGGGGCGCAGTTTCGATGCCACTTTTGCAGAGTCCTACGCACAAAACCCGGCCACCGAAGTTACGGCCGAACAGTTGGCGGCCTTTGGCGCGCAAGCGAAGCTGACCCTCGCCCACCTGCGCAACGCGGCGCGCCAGCGCAACGTCAAGGTGGGCGGCCTGTGATGCTGGCGGCGGTTCATCGCGTGGCCCGCGAATACGCGGCGCTGCACGGCCGGGCGGCGATGGTGCAGGAGGTTGCGGTTTTTGCGACCAGCGCGATCGCGCTGTGGTGTGCAGCCTGTGTCTTCGTGATGCTGGAGCCGCTGGGGTGATTGGCGAAACAGGCCCCAAAGACACCGCCAAGCCCCCTTGCGGCAGTCAGGTGGCCAAATCGCCCCAGACCCACTTCTTAGACCTTCTTAAATCCATTTTTCGGGTGGTTTGAGCGCCAGCAAGGTGCCTCCCATCCGATCAAAGCAGGAAAAGCACAATGAAACCCACTTTCGAGACCGGAGAGAGGCTGCTTCCTATCCCTTGCGATGCCCCCCGTGCTTGCCAGGGCGCTGTCCGGATATTTGGCCAGTTGCCAGACGGGTTCCTGGCATTCGCGATCCCCGATCGCAGCTGCGAGCCCCTGATCAGGCGCGGCGAGGTCGCTGTGGTCGATCCCGAAGATCGCGAGGTTGTCGATGGCGCGCTCTTCCTGATGCGTTACGTGGGCGGCGCGAGAGGACAAGGCCGAGCATCGCTTCGCGTGCTTGAGGGCTTCGCGCGTCCAGTCGAAAACTTCAGCGGGGTCATTTGCCGCCCGCCAGCCTTCTATTTCGTGGCGCACAACCGCGCGCGGCCGGGTCGGCCTGGTCCATTCGCGCCGGCAGATGGGCCGTACCATATTGGGCCGACACACGACGATCTGACCATTCCAAGCGTGGTCGGGCGCGTGGTCGGAACTTTTGCCGCCCATGACAGCTCCAAACTGCCTTTCCCTGCTGCTGAATAGGAGGGAGCCGTGATCAATCTCGCAGTCGATAACGGCCCGGAGCAGCTCCCCAGCAAGGCGCATCGCTGGTTGCTGGTCCAGGTGCAGATCGCGCGCAAGGCGCTGGCGATGGAAGAGGATGACTACCGGGCGCTCCTGGAGCGGGTCACCGGCCAGCGCAGCGCCAAGCATTGCAGGGCGCACGAATTGCGGGCGGTTATCGCCGAGTTCGAGCGGATGGGCTTTCTGCCATCAACGACAATCAGACGCCGGACGCTCGGCGGAGGGGCGGTTGTCCGCAAGGCCAGGGCAATGTGGATTTCACTCTATCAGCTCGGCGCGATCGATGATTGTTCCGACGCGGGACTCGAAGCCTTTGGCAAGCGGCAACTGAACGTCGATCGCATTCAATGGGCGAGCGAGCGCGAAGGCTACCGACTGATCGAAGCCCTGAAGGGTATCGCGCAGCGTCATGGATGGGATCAGCGGGTCTCATCGCGCCTTGCTTCGAGTGAGCGCATCCGCACCCTGAAGGAGAGGCTGGTTGAAGCGCAGATCGCGCGCCTGGCCGACGCCGGAATTGCCGTCACGGGGCCAATCGCTGGCGACCGTTCAACCTGGTCGGAAGCGCGCCTGGCGAGCGCGGCGGCAGAGCTCGGCTCGGCGATCCGCAAACTGCCGAAGGTCTAATCCTCCGGCAGGTCCGTAATGTGGGAGGCTCCTCCCTGAGAAAGGAATACCCGTGTTCAAGTCCGAAGAAAACCGCACGTTCACGCGCGAGGTCAAGTTCATGCTGCCAGTGGAAGGCGGTTTCCGGCCGCAAAGCTTCAGCGCGACGTTTCTCATCCCGCCGATCGAAGAGTTTCTGGAGCTGGCCGTGGCAGGTTCTGCGGAAGACTTTCGAATCCGAATGCTCCGTCGGGCCATTGTCGATCTGAGCGGCATCTTGGATGATGCTGATAAGCCGCAGCCCTATTCAGAGGGCTTGCGGGACTGGCTGCTCGATTTCCCGTTCATCCGTTTCGCCAGCATGCACGCCTACGTGTCGGGGTTGTCCGCGATTGCGTTGCAGCGCATCGCGGCCCGCTCGCATTGA